GCACGCGCACCACCAGCAAGAGAAAGCACATTCCACAATTCCCAACTAGGTTGGGCGTGAACCTCATCAAAGATTACAAGCGGTGAAGGGTTCAAACCTTCCTTTGAATAAGCCTCTGCAGAAAGCACGCGATAAACGCTGCCCTTATCTTTGAACTCAATAGCATCGCGGTAAAGAGTGAACATTGAAGATAATTCTTCATCTAGCTCAATCATTCGCTTGGCCGTTCCAAACACAATGCGTGCTTGGTCGCGGTCTGCTGCGCAAGAATAAATTTCTGAACCGTTGCCGCCAAGTGTTAAACCAGCCAAGCCCATTGATGCTGCTAATGCGCTCTTGCCGTTCTTTCTCGACATCCCCACCAGGGCGGTGCGATGCCTAAAACGGCCATCATCACGGCGAGCAAGAATGTGCTTGAGTAATTCCTTTTGCCATCCGCGCAGTTCAAGCAACTTGCCTGCAGGCGATGCCACAGAATCTTTTGTTACCCGGCAAACGGCTTCGGCAAAGTTTGCATACATTTGCCCATCACCGCGCTCTTGATCCTCAATTGGAACTGGCGTTAACCAGCGCGGTGGCCAACCTGCAACATCAGCCATTCTTTTTTTGCTGCTCTAACAACTGGGCCAACTTGCCCTTTGTTGTTACTTCAGCAACCCCCAGTTTGCTTCTATCAATTGGCGTTAGGCCAAGTAATGAAAGCAATTTAATGATGTCACCTTCAACGGTGTTTAACATTCCAAACAAAGGGTTGGCGTAGGCATATCCCTTGTCGGTATAAAGAACAAAATCTGATTGAGCCATCTTTGCCTGTAGCTCATACTTACGATCCATTTTTTCACAAAGTTCAACAAGCAACTTGCCATCTGTGTTAGCAATCCACGGTGCCATTGCTCGAACATCTGCCCACATCTTTTGGCCTGCATCGCTTAAATGAAGCGGTGCATCGCCTTTGATTGGCGGCAGTGAAATTACATTTTTCAAATCAGGCAACTTGCGCTGGCCTGGGTTTCCGTTCTTGCGCTTTTGTTCAATTGGCTTTGGTGGTCTGCCTGCAGTCATTGGTTTTTTCCATTCGCTTCAGTAATCTAACGCCCCCGTTAGTTTGATTGCTTTGCTGATTGGTAAGAAACCAACAACCTTTTCAATTTGGTTGGTATTGCCAAAATCTGTTGTTGCTGGCATAAAGTGTGTGTGCCAATCAATTTCCTGCAACGATAAGTTCCAGGCATAAATTCCAAGCGGTGTTGAGTTGATATACACGGCGTTGTAAAACAGATGTTCAGCTTTGGCAATCAGTGCATCAAACTTTTTCTTTTCAATTGCCATTTCTTCATAATGGCTGCGCCGGCATTTGAGTTCAATAACCAGCCGTGAATCTGCGCTTAAACAATCGTGCGTGCTGAACTGGTTTGCGCTTTTTTTAAGATCAGGCAAATAGTAAGTTTGCAAAAACTGCAACAGTTCTAATTCGGACATTTCAGGCAAACCCCCCAATCGTGATTTCGCAGAACTCTGCGCACTCAGGGCATCGGGGTTTATACCCCGCACGCTTGCGCAACTTTATACCCGTACCCAGTAGCGCCGCCCACCCCTATTGTGCTATTAGTTCTTTATTGCCTCGCAATGAATTGCAAATTAGATGAGCAAGTTGCACATTATCCCAAGTGTGCTTGCCACCTTTACTGATTGGAACAATGTGATCTATTGATGGACCTTGCAAGTTTGTATTATGTCTGTAATGTTTATTGTTCTTATCAATTGCCTGATTGCACAAAGCGCACATCCATTGTGACTTGTCAGCCAACTCATACAAATCAATTGAATCTCCACCTTTAAGTTTGCTTCGGCGTTGATGTGTTTGCTTTGATTGTTGCGCTCTTAAAGAAGATTCTTTGCAATCATTTGAACAATAATAACCAAGATGTTTGCTTGGTATTCCAGCCAAATGAGCCACATCAGAAACAAATTCTTTTTTGCATTTTCTGCATTGTTTAGGATAAAAACGCTTTTTGGCTAAATTTCTTTTATTATAGTTGTTTTTTCCACACCTATCTGAGCAAAACTTTTTATTTACTTTTGCTACAAATTGCAATCCACAATGAAGGCAACTATTCATTTGCTCCCCTTTTGTGAATTGTGTGATCGGCAAAGTATTCGTAAGTTAGTAATTTCTAACTTGAGCCACGGTGCTTCGCTCAGCGGAATGATGTGGTCAACAGTTAAATCTTTATTCTTGCAGCCAGCAATTGAGCAATAAGGTTGTTGTTCTCTTAACTGCCTACTCAGTTTGTTCCAACTGTAATCATAACCGCGTTGTGTTCGTGTTGGTCTAGCTCTTTCTTTAACACGCTTGCACTCAACACATCTACTTGCTCTAACTATTACGCCACATCCTGCACACGGTCTAGGCAACACCATCGGTTCGCTCCAAGTATTCAATGGCAACTGATAACAATGTGGTGCTATCTTTGAAATTACCTAAGCCAATGTTGCAGTGACCACATAACAAACCGCGAATCTTATTTGTTTCGTGGTTATGGTCAACACTTAATTCTCTTTTTAATTCTGTTGCTGCAATGCCACAGATAGCGCAAGAGTTATTTTGTTCAACCAATAACTTTGCATAATCAAATGTGGAAAGGTTTGTTATCTTTCTTTGTGCTTGTCTACACTCAGTGCAAGTAGTTCTTTTCCTGTTAGCGGTTCGCCTATCGCCGTGAAAGAACTCTAAAGGTTTATCTATCTTGCATTTGTTGCAAACTTGCGTATTACTCATCATCCTCTTGCAACGATTCTAAATCCTCATTAACAACCACATAGCGATTGTAAGCATCAAGAGTTGAGTTAGTCGCTCTTAACAATAGTGTTTCAATTCCTTCAAATGACATTTGCTGATCCGTCATAATGTCTGTTGTTACATCACCGATTGTTACTCCAATGCTTAGCACTTGGTCAGCTCCAATCGGGAATCTAATAAATCATCAATGAACTTATCAACAATGTGTTTCTTAGAATCAATTGTTTTTATGCGAGTGTCAACCGCGTGTGCTAATGCTTCATCAATCTCTTGTAATGTTTCGGTATTCATATCCAGTCCATAAATAACTAAAGCCCAACCTATCGGCTGGGCGGTGTGGTGAGATAGCAATACCTGTTAACGAAAGTGTAGCAAGAGAATGTGAACTTTTCTGTCAAGTTTTATCTTTTGGCGATGACACCAGCCAAGTCATATAAAGAACCCTGGCGCTCAATGTCATTGGCCTTAATAATCTTATACACCTGGCGCTGAGTAATGCCAAGCCATAAAGCTATCGCCTCAACATCTAAAAAGAATTTGCGGTTGGGATTGCTCATTGCCAGCGCCACCAATCGCAACACAGTCCAGGATTGCCTACACCCAAAGCAACTCACATCGCTCAACAGGTTCTCGGCATCAATGACTACAAACTTTTTGCAATCATCACTTGGGCAGGGAATCCTGCGTGGTTGCTCAATAAACTGTTTGGCAGCAGCCATTCCTTTTGCGTGTTGCTCTTTAACTTCATTGTAAAAATCGCCAGCCCATTCTTGCCCCAATGTCCATTCAAGGTGGGCAAGTTGAAAGTCGCAGGCAACCTGAACTTCCATATCCGTTGTTGGCTCTTTCTTGAGTAGCGCCGGCGGTGTCAGATTTCGAGCTGAACGAATCTCGGCTTCCCAACTATGTAAGATTCCTAGCAGTTCAATTGCCATTGAATAATCTAGGGCGTTGACATTGACCCCAATAGATCGTTCAACACTTGCTGCCCCCGACCCCGACCTGCCGGGTGCTATATGAAAACCTGCCTGGTATTGCAGGTTGGGGATATTTCCTAGCCATTGAAGGATTGAACTATGGCATCGGCGGCAGGTTGGCGTGGTCGCTAGTCGCTGGCAAATGTTGCAGTTCAAAATGGCACCTCACTTGTTGTAGTTCCCAAAGGTTCCTTTTTGGAACCGAAGTATTGCGGTGGCTCTTGCACAAAAATAGTCATTGACCTGCAGGTGTGGGTGGCAAGCACGATTGGATCAGCCACACCCATTCGCCCAGCCGTTCTTCGAGTTGCTTCAAAGGATAAGGCAGTGCGGTGAATTTGGTAGGTGGCAACCCCTGATGTGAGCGCCGTAATCTCTTGCACAAGGTTGAGTCGGGCCGTATCAAGTTTGATGTCACACCGGCTCGATGCACTGACCCCTGCCCAAATCAGGTTGCCACACTTTCGGCAATTGATAGGTTTGAAGTTGAGATCGGTGTGGTTAGACATTTGAGTTCGCCGTGTCTAGTATGTTTGAAATTGATGAATTAGGGCCACAAATTACCGAGTGCACCTCGCCTGTTATAGAACAACAGGCGTTCGGCGAACTCGTAGGGTGTATTTGACCTCGCCTCGGCGAACTGACGGCGAACTCAGGCGAACTCAACATTTAGGCAATCTCGCTCTGTTGCATCGTCTCAAGTTGCCTAAAAGGTTTCACTGAAGTGATGATTAAGGCATTGCGTGGGCCGTTAGCAAAGGTTGCAAACCCCTCTTTGACTAGGCAATCAAGTGCTGCTCGAACTGTGTCGTTGGCACCATCGGTTGCCTTTTCAATAGCATTTTTTGACATTGGCTTTACTTCGATCAGCATTGAAACTGATTCCATAATCCGCGTTGGTCTAAACGATGACATTTCAGGCGATTCAATAACCATTGTCACCATACCTTCAGCGGTAGATTTGATAACAACTCGCCCTGCGATCTTGGCATCCTTTGAATTAGCTCTGACGTGACCTGGACGGTCTTTTGTGACCTTTAGATTGAGTTCTCCAGTCATTCCACGGCCAAAGGGTTGAACTACCTCTACGGCGATTGCAACACCGTTAATATCGGCTCTCTTGGCTTGTGCGCCGATGGCGTAATTTCCACGCCCCTCTTTGCTCTTTGTAACGTGGTCAATGGTACAAATTGCAGCCCCTGACATAGTAAGAGGCTTGAGCAAGGATTGAGAAAACATCGTGGCATCTCGGTTATTGGTCAAATCAAGGCCAAGTAAAGTCATTCCTGCATTGACACCATCAACAACAATGAAATCGGGATTTTGTTGTGCTAGGGCTTCAACTAGATCGTGCCGTTGTTCAAGCTGCAGATTCTCGTCAGGATTGGCATAGGTAAAATTGGCAAGTTGTTTGTCTGTAACGCCAAGTGAGCGAAGGCGAGAGAGGATTCCCTTGCCTGAATCTTCAAAGTCAATGTAAATGACCTTTTCTTGAACCTGTAGGCATTGCGCAACTGCGTGAAGTGCCACCCAAGTTTTACCTGATTCTGACTCACCAAGAAGTGCATTGACCTTGCCACGGTAAAACAATCTGTGGCCATCATTGCGTGCAAGAAAGGCTGGTGGTGGTTCTTCCTCTGTTCCTTCTAAATCAAGTGGTTTTGGAAACCAACTAGAACGCTCTCTTGGTTGCTCAACCTGATCTGAATCTAGGCTTGGAACAACAGACAATGATGGTTTTGCAAGTTCAGTCAATGATGGCAATGAGTTCAAGGTTGGCAATGGTGCGCCGTAACCCTTTGCTCTCAAATCTCTTGCAGCAGCCTTGAAATCGTTGCCGTGATAAATGGCGGCGTAAGCTGCAAACTTGGAATATGGCTTTTCGGCCTCAAAGATAGTTGAAGTTGAAAAGACATAAAGATTGCCAGTTTCTTCTTTTGATGAAGCACTGTAACCAAGTGATGAACTTTTGTTTGGGCGTGTCCAAAGAGTGTGACCTTTTGCGGTGTAACCCTTTGTCCAGCCAACAGGAATTAAAATCTCATCCCAAGTTGCCTTATTGTTAAAATCTGTTCCAGGCTTTGATTCATCACTTTGGCTTGAATTAAGCAATGCCGTTGCAAATGAATCTCGCGCCGGCATTGAATCAAGAGTTTTGAAAACTGTGTGGATTGCTTCGCGTTCTTCCATTGAGAACATTGGGATTGTGGCAGGTGAACCAGTCAAAAGCACCCACGGATTTCCTGATGGATGCGTGGCACCTTGAGATGGAGCAGTTACGACAAAACCGCCCTGTCCGCGAGTTTCAAAAAGCACTTGAACTGAATCATTTTCGCCTGGTCTGCGAGCAACTTTTGTATTACCTGGCACTGGTTCATCTGCAATTCGGTAAAGGAAATGCAAACCACCGCTAGGGGTCATTTCAACATAACCTGAAACCAATACATTCCAAATTTCTTCGAGTCCAGAATTGATCGCTAAATCTTTTGCCTGTTCAAAAAGTCCATCGTGAACTGCACGCCCTTCAGCTTCAAGCATTTCTAAATTTCCTGAAACTGAACCTGTGATAATTCCAATTCCTTCGTGACCATCCTTGAACCATTCAATGATTTCATCACGGGTTGGCCTTGTCACTTGGTATTGCTTCCAAGAACCAATAGGAGCTTTTGAGCCGTCAGTTCTTGCAGGTACAACCGAACATCCAGCATCGTGTAAATCAAGCGCGGCTTGTAATATATTATTCACAGAAAGCCCCCAAATACTTCATAACAGGATGGTTTTTATTTGTTGAAAGTCCAAGAAAATCTCGATTATGAATGATATACATATGAGTTGCATTGCGTAAGCAATGACCCCTAATTATCTTTGTTTCTTCCCACTCTTTAGAAAGTAATTTGTGGTCGGCCATACACAACAAAACAAGATCATCAAGTTTTTCGTTTCCAAGATTTTTGTATGTTCGATGGTGGAAGTTAAAACCTGAGCGATTGATTGGCATAAGTCGGCCACACGCCCAACACTCCAACGGCCTGCCCGAAGCTACCCATTGGTTTTTTTTCATTTTCCACGCCGTTGATTGCAGGTATGTCTTGTAATCAATGCGGTTTTTAGTGCTAAAATAGTTCATACTGGCTCCTTATCTGAGCTGGTCACGCCCCTGGCCGTTAGCGCGGTGCAGGGGTCTTTAATGTTCTTAGATTGTAGGCTGCTAATTGAAACTGCGCAGTTTTTCATCTTTCAAGCAATCGGTTCACAATGTCGGCATATCGCTTTTCTAATAAGCCTGCCTTTTCAGCTCTGCGCAAACGGCGTGTTACTGAATCAATCTGAACGCCAGCATCTTTTGCAATAAACTCTAAGTTATGGCCGCGATCTAATTGCTCAAGTATGTATTCCAATGGGTAACTCACTTGCCACCCCGCGCAATTTCTGCTGCACGGCTAATTGTTTTGCGGATTTTAACTGGATCAGAGTCAGCTCCAAGCCAAGTGTATTTGCCCCCTTCAATCTCTTGTGCAATCTGCT